GTGTTCATCTGTGTCTCTGTTTACACCTACGTGATCGTGAATATAGGCTTCAATAGAATGAGCGTGAGATTGTATGACGTCCTGAGAGTTAGATGGTATTCCTTTCGTCTTTACTTTTATTTTAGAGTTTGGAGACTTTAGATGTTCTGGTCTGTCCATTAGGTATCCATCGTAACCTCTTGATTCAAAGTGTCTTGCAATACCGTACTTGTTGTTCTCAATTAAGATAGGGTACCCGTAAAACACAGCCGACATAAGAACGTCCTCATAGAATATTTTCGCTAAAGGAGGTCTTGAAGCGTACTCTAAAACAAACGTGTTAGAGGGGTGCTCCATGTTAAACTTATTGTAAAGATGTAACGCACCTTTAGATCCCCTTCCGTCCACTGTAGCGTCTAAATCGTATGAGTCTACTCCCCCGCAACCTATATGGTCGTTTGGTGCAACTCTTTTGCCTTTGTTTACTTTTCTTTGATTCCTTAACTCTTCAGGAGGCAGCCAAGCCACTTTAAATCTTCCTTCTGCGTTAGGTGAAAAGACGACCTCTGTGTCTATCTCTCCATTCTTCCAAATAAAGTTACCTTTAACTACGGGGTTTGGAAAAAGCTCATCATTGTATTGTATTTGCTCATATATCTTCCCTATGTTAAAAAGACTCCCCTCAATGCTATCTCTAAAAGCTTCGTCTTCTGTAAAAGGAAACTGCCTAACAACCTCGTTCAATTCAGAGGCATCTTCTTTAAGGGACTCTCTTTCATTTTTTAAGTATGTTTTAGAACCTATAAATACTGGGTCACCGTCTATACCCATTGCTTCTTTTTCTGGGTCTTGAACAATAGGGTGTCCGTGTATGTCAAAAAAACCTTCTAAAGATTCATAGGCGGGTATAAACAATCTGTATAACCCAGTTCTAGTCCTCCCATTTGCGTTTCTTTGATTCGGGTCCGAATCCATCCACAGAGCCTTGTATTGAGTACCGCCTTTGTCCATTGGATTTACTGTGCTTCCGACCAGAGCCTTCCCCACGATTTTTCTTCCGACGATCAAACACGTCCTCTGAATCCTCCAAGCGTCCCTTATGTCTGTAGGTCTTTCCCATTTTCCTGCTTCATCTAGATACAACAGGTGTAATTTTTCACCGTCATATGCATTGTTAGTAGTGTTTTTCCAGTTTATCACTGTGTTAAGAGCTTCCCCCATCTGAGAGGTTTTGTTCTTTTTTGTTATACGTTTTGACGGCTCCCTGAAAGCCAGCTCCATACGTGGGTTCGTTGTACCGTCTTGTATTGGTTTAAAGAAGAAAGGATAGTTTCTAAACATAAAAACCACCTTCTTCATAAAGATGTTTTCCTGAGCGTCTTTACCTGTTTTTGACTGTATACCCATAAGCTTGTCTTTAACTTGCGTAGCCTCATCGACAAGGACAGCAGAGCATATATTGGTATACCCAGAACGACGGCACTTAGTATAAAGCTGACCAATGCAACGAGGGTCAATCTCGCAAGCAGCCATATGTAAAAATATCTCACGTTGAAAATTTAAAAAGTAAGGGTAACCAATATCTAGCTTGGTCCACTGAAGCATCATATAATGCCTCCCCGTAATATATGTATCTGTGCCGTTGTTATAAAACCAAAAACCCTCACGCCTGCGCCGAAACTCTTCCTCGACATATGGACGAAACTTCTCTCTAAACTCCCTTGGCATTTCCGACCACTCATCCATAGAACGAACACGAGACAATTCCTTCGGCATAGGTAGCCTTCTCCACACTTGCATAGCGTTTGGCTCTTTATATCCGAAAATTTCTTTTTTAGGGGGCCTTTTTGGAAGACAAATGAGTAACCCACCGAGCTCGATAATTTCACCTTCTGTACCGTTGGGGCAAATCTTAACAGCAGGCTCTTCATATTCTTTAACATCTAAAAGAATGTTCAAAATGTCTGTCCATATCTATTAGATCTAAACCCAGGAGCTCCAGATTTGGGGTTTGCCAGCTCCATGTATTCCCCGCATTTTTCGCATTCGATATCATTAATAGCTCCCTTTCCTTCAATAAATCTTATTGTAACCCCTGATTTATTTACAACGTTTTCGTTGCATTCGCATTTATAATCTGCCATTTTATTTAATTTTTACTCTTGTGTGGTACGCCTTTTTTTCTGCCTCCTTCGTTTGCCATGCCTCGGTTTTTAGAAGCTGACATTACTGTTAGTTTGCTTCCTACGTGGTGGATGTCTTTTCCGTCACCTAGTTTTACCCGACCCCCTGCCATTAGCTTTCTTCGGTTTTTATTCCTAAGAGCACGCTTTTTTAGCTGGCCTCCAACTTGAAACTTCTTGTACTCGTCTTTGTAATCTCTTTTTTTTAACTTCATGCTTCTACAAAGTTAAGGAAAAGTTCTAGTTGTTCAACTATGGGTGAGCACTCTTCCTCTATTTTCTCCTGAACATATCCACCTGCTCCCCAGCTGCCCGATCTTCGCTCATCATAATGGTGTATAGAGTGGCAGTTTGCACACATAACTTCACACTTTTCTATTTCAGCTTTAACAGTTTTAAAGATATATCCTTTGCCTATTAAGGTTGCTACGCTTTTTTTCTTCGTAGAAGAATCCCTGTGGTGTAGTTGTAAACACCTTTTGTCTTTCGTCCCGCACTTCTCGCAACCGATAGAAGATTTATAATTGTCTACCCACTCGTATATCTTACGCTTCTGTTCGGCTGTGTTTTTTGCTACGCACGGTTTACAGTCTTTGAATGTATTTCCCCCGCTATTTGAAATTACATAAAATTCTTCTTTTTCTTTTAGCCTTTGGCAAGTCCTGCAGGTTATCATTTTGAAAATCTTTCAGCAAACCCCCCAGAGTAATCTTTAGCACCGCTTATCTCCCCGCTGGTCTCTAAGTCTTTTACCATTTGTGCTAAACGTTGTCTTTCAACGATTAGTTCTTTGCAGTCTGTAGCTGTTTGTTTTATAGACTGAAGCTCTGCTTTACGAGCACTACCGTTGATTTCAGGATCTACAGGTTTTTTAATCTCTTCGATCATGTTGTCTATAGCTATCTCCATACTCTTCATAAGTCTTTGAGAGGCGCTTACTGTGGTGAATTTAGATCTCGACATACATTAGGTCTTCTGCGCGGGTGCGGTAATATTCCGTCCCGTCTATAGTTATACGATAATCTCTGTTTTGCTTAAACCCTACAATCTCTCCTGGGACAACACCCATCTCGTCAGCTTCTAAACATGTGTATACCACTTCTGCTTTTGTAGGCAGTTTTTCTTGCAGGTCTACTATTTCTATAATATCCGATTGAAGAGTCAGTTCCTCTTGCTCAACTGCTTTAAGTAAACACCACCCCGTAAGGCACCGTATCTTTCCGTCTTTTTTGCTTTTGTATGCTATAGCTTGATTGCTAATTGCGTGAACTGGGTCATAGCTTACTATATACGTGTTATCCTCTTCTGTAAATATCTGACCGTTGTTATCTCCACCGAGAACTACTAGATGATGAAAGTATAATGTATCTCCCACCTCTACCCCTGTGTCGTATTTAAAAGGCACACAAACTACTGGGCCTTCTGTTGTTCTGTTTTTAAAGTCGTCAAACCTGGCGTCTATATATAACTCAAACCCTGTATCAGAAGCTATAGTGTCTTTAAGCCTATCCTCTAGCTTAACAACAAATAAATTAAATGTTCTCATGTGTTAAAAGTTGCAATCAAATTCTAACATACATGGCATACCGTCTATGGCTTTCCATAAAGTTTGAGAGCCGTCTTCGGCTTGCATGTACACAAGATACCTATTTGTCCCATATTTAACTAGGTGTCGTTCATCCTGAACTATTGTACTAACCTTGCCAGACCCTGCCCTCATGCCGACATAGTAAGCCATGCCGTCTTTAGGGTCTCTTCCGACCACAATTTTTCTAATAATACCTTCCATTTTATTCTAATCCTACTCCTGTTCCGTCAAGCAGATCGTCTATGTCTTTATATCCTTCTTCAACGTCTGTTTGCTCCCAAGAGCTATTTATAAATTCTATTATACTGTTTAATTCTTCTTTCGAGTCTAGACTGTAACTGTATATAGCTTGCAGCCTTGAGTTCCCCATAAGGTCTTCGTCTATTAATCCGATAACGCTAACCGACATTATCCTATCCTGCATTCCGTGTTTTTTTATTACGTCATCCATCTCTTCAGATAAGCGTTGTATTTCTAAGAAAAAAGCATGTTCTTCCATATCTTTACAAAATAAATTAATTACAATGCCTAGAAGTAAAGTTCAAAAAAAAAGATTGTTTCGTGAATCATCTAGATTAAATCAAAGATACGTAAAAAGAAATAACCTTAAGAATTTAAGAAAGGTGCTTTTATCCACACAGGAGAGTTACGATGTGTTCTCTAAGGAAATAATGTTTATGCTTTGGGCTTATGACCTGGAGTTCTGGACATTAGACTACGCCGCTAAAGAGTATGGTGCGAGCAAGAAAAAGCTTAGTGAAAGGACTGTGTTCCCGTTAGTTAAAGTAGGTTACCTCTACAAACACTTTGATAAGCTGACACCTTCAGACACGTATGAAGATCACTTGTTTAGAGATGAGACAAAATACAATTACCGAGTAAGGTATGCGTTGACTCAAAAGGGCAGACTACTTGTGCAAAGGTTCTATAGGGACCTAGAGGCTTAGCAGTTGTCAAAGAAGTCTGTAACCTCCGTTGTAGATAACAATAGGCACTTTGAAAAATCCCTGTAGGTAATTGTAACATCCTCTTTCTCTAAAGCTTCTGATATCTCTCGATACACCCTCATGTAAGCACGAGTAGAGCTACCTATAAACCCATTTTTTTTTACGTTGTTGTTTTCTTGCGAATCACCCAGTAATAAACAACCTGCAGTGTCCTCATCAGTATTACCACAGTGAATAAGGATATGAGTAAAATTAGGGACGTCAAGGACTTCAAGCATTCCCATATGTATATCAGCGAACCTGTGAGCGTACTTGGCATCGAACCCACCCACAGTTCGAAAACCGAGGCAATACTCTCCTTCAGGTATGCTAGTCTCTCCATGAACCTTGTCGGCACGCTCTTCATCTTCGAGAGTGTAGCATAAAAACTTTCTTTTATCATTACTTATGTCAAATAGTATTCCGTTAGTCGAGTCCTTTCCTTTGTTGAACCTTATTACTTCTAGCTTCATTTTTAATTTTATTTAGTTTGATCTTCTCAGCTTCTTTGGCGTGATCTCTTCTTTTTTGTATGGGGTTGAAGTAGAATTTGTTCACTGTTTAGGCTTGCAAGTTCCATCCATACAGATATAAGCTATACCGTTTCTTATTATTTCTGTAACCCTACTGCCCTCACCAAATGCTTTCCCTCCAGTGCCAACACCTTTATTACCTCCTTTT